TCGGGAGTGTGGGTTGTATTGACAACAATTGGATTGGTCAATGTAAGGTTCTCCCAGGTGGTCCTAGCATAAGTATACTCCGAATTGATCTTGTACTCGGAGATTGAGCCGGGGATGACGTTCATATCAACCTGCCCAATGACAGCGCCGTTAGCCTTGATCCCAAAATTGATCTCTTTGTTGTTCGGGTTTTCGACCGAAGCAGAAATCCATCCGAGGATATAGGCATCACATTCCGCAGCCTCTGCTGAACGATACATGACCGTGGCAGAAGGATCGGGGAGAGCGATGGCATTGACTGTGTTGCTGGCAAAAGTGAGTTGTTTAAGCCCGCTGCGAGTTGGGATGGCGCTGTAACGCGCTACTCGATCTATAACAGCAGGAGTGGCTGCAAAACCGACATTTCCATTCACGTCTAAGACGTAGCCCATTGGGAAGAACACGGTTAGTGTCCCAACGAGGCCTGTAGCGAAGTGTTGGAAGCGGAAATAACGCCCGTACTTGTAGTTGATATTTAGAGCGATGGTGACTGTGTCTGGGAGGGCATCGTCGCAGCTAGTGACTGTCCAGCCATTTGGCAAGATGTTATTCGCTGGCATCCAGGTAACGAGGTCTACTGATCCATCAAGATACTGAATACCGTCAGAGCTGAACAATTGCGAAGGACGCTTCTGGGTAGCAAACGGAAACATATCGACGTCAGGAAGTGTTCCTGAACCAAAGATGAAACACCCAAGGTCAGGAGAGTATAGCCCGGAGGCTACACCTTTCTTTAGGACTGTAGCTGAGCCTTCGGCGCCAACTGGGCGATGAACATACCAGTTCCGATGGACGGAGTTGCTAGTGAGGTTTACGGTGTTGTTTCCGAAAGATTCGGAGCCCGGTGAATATTTATTTCCGGTGGCGGGCTGAATGGAGACACGTGATGTGCCGTCTACAGCCAGGAAACTCTTTCTAGCAAGAAAATCAGCCGAAAGGTCATATTTCTGGGATGGGCCGCCACTGCTAGGGAAACCGTTAAAATTGTTGACTTCCCAGTCGATGTGGGGTTCGCCAAAGACTTTGATATCTATGGCAATCTCGGCGGCAGTAAATGATTGCACTGGTGAAAGCACAACCAGGTAGAAACGAGGTCTACGAGCAAGCTCGGCCCAGTTTTCGGGATTTTCTGCATCTAGTATCTCAGAGGAATCTCGGTAGAAGGATTCCTTGCGGATATCTTGCAATAAGACTGAGTCTGAGGCAGTTCCTTGTATGTTGAATGTCTTAATAACTCCATGGCGATAGAGGTCAGCGATGGTTGGCTGATTGTTCTCGTCGTAGCCGGGAGCATGGGGCATCCATCCCATAAGCATAGTCCCTGATGCGTTAGCATTAGAGAAAAGCATTGTGGTCAGTTTGTGGGAGCCTCCGAACTGGCTGTGAGCTCTAGTGTATTGGAGAGACTCAGCTGTCATACATTGTTCGGTTCCGTAGATGAATTTATACAGAACGGTACCTGTGCCTTGTGTAGATGTGACACTGGTATTGAATATAGGAAGCATGCGCCAGAGTTGATCCTCGTATTTGTTGGCAGGACCAGAGAAAACTGTCATTCCTGGGACTCCTCCGGGGAGAAGCTCAGGAGCGGGTTCCTGGAGGCTAACTGTCATTGTAGGTGTTGCAACTCCATTGGTAGTGATCTTTGCTGTCTCAGGACTCGTAGTGTTACTAACGGGTCCGATATTGCTCATACCAGCTGCTGATGGAGCGGCTCTTGGAATAATGTCGCTATTTGCTCCTCCGACTGTAGCGCCGCTTGATGGCGCACTAGTCCGTGGAGCGCGCTTAGCATCATCCATTTTCGGTGGTCCGCGAGCGGACTGATGTTCCGTCTCGTCAGGGATGAAGAGTTGTTTCAATTCGGTAGGACTGATAACGATCGGAGCGGTGATCTGTTGCTCGATTTCTTTAGCAAGAGCTGCAACTAGTCGTTGATATACGATGTTGAAACTCTCGCTAGCGAAAGAACTTTGGATCCTGGAAAGGCTCTCTTTAAGTTGTGCCTGCGTAGGGGAAACCCCAAGTAGCACAAGAAGCATGTATTCAGCAAAAGCCTTCTCATGCGCCAATTGATGGGTGGAGAGAGCACCGCCTTGGAAGTCTTCTTCGTCTGGTATAACTGGTTTGCATAGTTCTCCAAGTTTGCGGCTCAGTTGGTTGTTTGCAAAGAACAAGATGCTATTCTTGACTTTACAGGTGTTGACCGCATTCCGTGCATGGGAAGCTTCGCGGGGGCTAAGGCCTGGTTCAAAGCAGGAGAAGATGAAGTCTCCATACTCCCGGCCTTCGAGTTCAACATCTTGGGAGAGTTGTTGGAAGGCTTCAGGAGAGATCGCAATATGCGTGCGTGTTCCAGTACTCGGGCCACAAAATTGTCCAGGAGTCGGCGGAGCCTCATAGCAGGAGAATCGGGTTTGGCCCACGGTATAATTGAGCTGTGGATGTTCAAAAGATTGCTCTTTTGCTGCGCCGTAAGTGGCGAGGCCTGATTGTCTGATCCCCGGTTCTCCGGGTGAAGTTCGCTCCAACATAGCGATGTCGCTATGTGGTTTGGCGAAATAAGTCGCAATAGGTAGGCTATTTCGTGCGTGGCAGCTGAGGTGATGGTTGGCTGCTTTGGCATAAGTGTCGAAGGAATTTTTGCAGGATAAGCACTTGGCTCTTCCTGTCCACAGACAGAGTGATTCATGTCCAAGGAGTTTTCCAATAGTTCCCTTATACGAGCAGAAATCGCCGGGGCATTGATATTCATTACGCGACTTTGGATGAGAGTTAACCACGTGGTTGAAGCGTGCTCTCTCGTTCTTGCAGGAATATCCGCAGTCATTGCAGGAATACATTTCGGGTAAGGCTAGTTTTGAGTTAATCAAAGCTTGGTATTCGTGTGATATTTCTATCCCACTTAGTTTGGGCCTCTTTACGGTCTCTTCCTCGGTGAGTGCGAGAGTCTCGAGGAATGCTGTCCTGTAGGTATTGTAGCCGACAGGAGAGATTGGAATTCTCTCGCCTGTAGCTTGAAGGTATTTCATGCGGATGGTCTGTATCTCATTCAGAATATGGGTGTAGTACTCACGACCCCAAAGGAAAGCCTCAGATAAAATGCTTTCAAAATTCTCAACGAGCATGTTGATGTTTCCACGATCAGCCTTCGTCCAGTGGAACTGGCGTTCGATAGAAGATCGTTTGAGTGGTCCATAGACTAGAGTACCGTCGAGTCTAAAACTGCGAGAGCTGAAATCCATCTCGCTTAGAGGCACTCTGTCAGGAGAGTCATCTCCGTCTTTGGTTGGCAGGGTGTAAATAATGCCGAATTTCTTGTATTGGTCCCTAAAGGAGTTGAAATTCAGATAGATCGAAGCCTCATCCGTGATTGCACAAATGATGTCATCGCCATTGACGAGGAAAGTCATATTCTTGTCTGCATATACGAGAAGTTCAGCATCCGTTTTCTCCGGGAAGGCCAGACGAAGGATCATGAGTGCAACATAATATCGCATGATAATCCCGAAAAGCCCGTCAAGGAAGTTTGTGGCAACGCACCCACTGTTAAATGAGCCATTGGTCCAGTAGACGACACCTTCGGCCATGTGGAGCTCCCGGGTATTCTGGGAGAGTATCGTCTTGAAGATGTTGGTAATCGTCTCAGCAGAGAGCGTTTGATTCTCTGATAGACACGCCCATCGGCTTAGGAGACTGTGGCCGCTCTCTTGAACTTCATAGGGCATGCTCTTGTCGTATTTCTCCGCATCTCCATTCTCGCCAAACATCGACTTGCGTCGAAGGACTGAGTATAGGAGCACGGTCTCTTCTCTGGGATTGTATCCAGTAACCCAAGGTGTTTCAAAGCGATGTTTTTGGCTCTGGGCTAGAAAATAGGATAGGTACTTTCGCTGGAAGAGGAAGGTGGCAAGGCTGACATTTTCAAATAGGCGAACTTTGCCATTGTTGCGTTTCTCTGTGGGAAGAAGCTCGTCTTTGAGGCGAACTTCAATGGGATCTACCAAGTGAATGCCGACGCGAGCGCAACGGTCAATATCTCGATAGAATTCGTGAAGATCTAAGCCCCAATCAGTCGTATCATCCCAGAGAAGACAAGTGCCCTCAGGTGTTTCTGCTTTCTGGAAATAGTCGCCTTTCTTAAGCTTCTTGTTAGGAATACCAAAAGAGCCAACAGATTTCTCGGGATCGATAGGGTGCACGTAGGAAAAGAGAGGTCTGTTGGGATTTCTAACACCATTTCTGACTTCGTGATCATTGAGAACGGTGTAATTGCCGAACACATCAGAGAACTTATTAAAGACAAAATCCTCAACACTCAAAAGAGCGGAGGAATCCATTGGTTCTTTGGTGGTGGCGATAGGTCTCAATTGAGTCCCGAGAAGTGAGGGGACTCCGCCTTTCTTAGCAAGTTTTTCCTGAACCTCAGCGGTGAGCTGGCGGTAACTATGAGCGCTAGGCGTGGTGGTATCATCCATGGTAGAAAAGGGGCTGAATACAGACCGCCTAATCTTAGTCTTTGCAGAGGCAGGACGGTATGCGGTAGCTGCAAAACCCAGTTGGGTGAATCGATGAGTGGCGTCGATGTCAAAAACGTGGTCCTTATCATGTGTGCTGACTAGGACCCCATTGTCAATTTCGAATCCCATCCAGGCGGCGTCCTTCTCCCTAATAGCTTGTATGGCAGGGTTGGGAGCCGGCAGCGGGTTGTCTATTGCAATGATTTCTGCTTTGGGCCGTTCAAAAGAGAGAATGGCTAGGTCTACTCTGGGATCAATTGAAGCACTCTGGAAAGCTGAAGGGCCTCTAAGAGCCTCAAGATCTTCGACAGAAACGACAGCCCCTCTGGTGAAACCATTGTTTGATGAGCCGATGGAATGGATGGCAAAAATCCGGCGAGCGCCGAATCTTTTGGCGGCAGTGACATAGACTGAGCCACATTGTCCATTTCTTGTAGGTATGTCTCCGGTGTGGACCCAATGTATGGAGAAAGTGGGGAAGGGCCTGTTACGGCGATCTTTGGAAAAACCCCTTTCAGAAATCTCTGTCTGGCCATACAAGCCAGCTGGCTCTTCAATGAATCGGCCGGAGCCTCCCATAAGAAGGTCGGTGTTGTTGCTGACTACGTACACGCGAATGTTATCGATTGAATCAATATCACTTTCTCTGACAAAGAAAGCATCAAGATTCTTGCGGGGAACAAAGTCCTTGTTGGTGACTTCAAGGAGTACTATATCGCGGTCAACGAGCGTGTTATGGACTCTAGCGATCCACGGTTCTTTTCTCATTGTATCGTCATAGATGGAGGCGGTCTGTGCTCCTGAGTCTTTTGGGAAAAGATGAGAGTTGCACAGTACATAGCGGCCTCCCACAAAGAGGCCCCGAGCCCCCATACCAGTGTTCGGTGAGGAGACATAGCAAGTGCCTTCTTTAACACGTTCTAAGACTACGTCGAGTTGGGGGTCAGCAGAAATTGGGAAAGTGCTTAGCGTTTTGACTGCTTGATAGTCATCATCGCCAGAACTCTCATCCTCACTGACGTCCCAGTTTTCCTCAGTTATCTCGGAGACTTCATCGAAGAGATCTTCAGGTTCTTCTGGGCCAGACTGGAAATCGCTGGTTAGCATAAGAGACTGCCATTGAGGAAAAACTCGTTCCATTTCTTCTCTGGTTCCGCCACCGCGCTCAATGGCATCATCGATCCAGGCTTCACGGTATTCTCGCAGTTTGTTAGGATTGTCTCTAACAGGGACTCCGAGTCGCTCCATGTCGTCGAATATAAGATTGCGTTTCATAGCACGGCGGTTATTGATTCTCCGTTTGGGACTGGCGATAGGGCGGCCGAAACCGTCAACTGTGCCAGATTGATATTCAATAGAGCCAACACCAGGGACATAAATGTCGTAGATGGGCCCTGTGGGAGTTTCCTTTACTGTATACTTAGCGAAGAGATCTTTAACTCTGTCTCGCTGGCTGACGGCGATTATTACACCAGCGGCTGCTGTAAGGCAACCAACAGTAACTAGGACTTTGTTATTGCACAACCAATCCCATAGAGCCTCACAGTAAACTTTCAAGACGTCCTTCCAGTGATGGCGTAGGCTTTCAACCAGGGTATCAACTCGGGCGATTTGAACCTCTGGGTGGTCTCTCAATTGGTTAGTAATGTAGACTAATGCGGCGTTCTGGGCCTCAAGAGGAGCAGCGACAAAAGTAGCGACTCTAAAAGGACGCCCGGCGACGATATCGCGAACATCAGACCACTCGAAGAAGGTGCCCTCAGCAGGGCCCCAGAAGATGGAATATCCAGCAGGTCCAACGGCGTGTTCGATTGTAAGTGTGGTGGAACGCTCGGTATATACTATGCCATCGATGGAAACAGCATGGAAATTTCCGATTAGAACGTCATAAGACCACTGTGGATAGCGATCAGCCATGTACTTGAGTTTAGCATTAAAGGAGTCGTTGGAAATTTGAGCTCCGTTAGCCATCTCTTGAAAAATCGTGTGGAGTCTATCGATGGACGGTCCTCCAGGAGATATCCTCACATAGCTTTCCTCTGTAGGGTGGAAGAAGGATTGTATGACTGTAGAGGTGAGCATGTTTGGCACTCTAACTGTTATAGTTGGCGAGGCTATAAGGGGGAGGGAGACTACTTCCTGAATGGTTGTGCCTTTGTCAGCTGCCATGTTCTTATAGACGAATCTGACAATTTCGTCGTCAGTCATTGATATGTTGTCGTGATAAGGAACGAATGCGGCAACTTCGAGGTAGAGGCCTGCGTTCGCTGTGAAAGTAGCCATTCCTTGAGCAAAAGCAGGCTTCGAGTAGCCTAATCTGCGGAAAGTGCCACAACACTTGATTTGCTCACTAACGCCATAATCCTCTCTAGGGAGGCGAGACCAAACAGAATAGAGACGATTGGGAGTGTACGTGGTCATCTTTATGTTGTTAGTAGTGATCAGTATGTGGGACTCTTTGAGCCTGTCAAACCAGGTGAGGAAACGTGTTTCGTTGCCTACGACCATGTCATTAAGAATGATTATAGCAGCGGTGTGGCCAATGCCATCTTTTAAATTTTCTGGTTCAATGAGAGGATAGTTAAGAGCTCTAGAGAGACAGGCTCCGATACGTCTAGCAATGACGGTTTTTCCCTCTCCGCCAGGGCCATTAAGCGAAATGACGACAGGGGCAGCTCCTGATTGGCGAATCTTTGGCGCCAGGTGCGGGTAATTCTTTATTATTTGAGCAGTAGCTTCGGCGAGCCTAGTTTCATAATCCCGATCAAACTTGGTGTATCTAGCAATAATTTCCTCTTTAATATATTCAAAGGGGACGGGATGGTTCTTGTGGGAGAAACTAGGGATGAAAGTCGTCTGATGGAATCGATCTTTAGTGACGTCGTAGCCTGCATTGGTATATTTGAAAGACCAGCAGCGGCTGTGGAAGGCTGCTTCGGCTGCTTTAGTGTAGTGGGGCCCAGAGAGTACAGTGCTCGCAGGATCACAATTAGAGATTGTAATAACGAAGCGGAATACTGGGACCTGGTTTTTCACAAAAGCACCGTCAAGGTTCATAGGTGCAGACGAGACGACTGCATTGACGGTCTTGAGCCAATCATCATTAGCTCCATTGGCAAGAAATTCATCTAAAATCATGAGTTCTTGCATCCCGATGGGAGGGGCGTAATTTGACGTGCAGGTGGCTATTAGAACTCCGTGTTTAAGGTTGAAGCGTTCTGTGAGCCATTTGACAAATGTTTTTGAGACCCATGTGGTTTTTCCATGGCCTGGATCACCATAAAAGTTGATGAAGATGGGCTCAGGGCGCACCATTGTGGATGAAGCCTCAACAGAGTAAGATTGTTGTCTGCGGTCTTGCAGAGAGGCAAGGGCACGTTGGAGAGAAGAGTTGAGATTTCGCGCAATGTTAGCACGATCTCCACTCTCACTTTTCATAACAAGCCCGAGGCGACCAGAGAGTTCGTTAGCAGATTTGATAGCTGCATCGACTTCTGCCGCATGTTCAGCTCTGAGAAAGGTAGTGACGTCGGAAGCTGCGAGCTGGGCGAGGTGTTTTACTAAACGACCTACGCAATCGGCGAGTTCGTCATCGCCGCCGGTGAACCAGGAGGTAAGATTCTCCCAGGATTCAAGGGCCTCATTGAAGAGGAGGTCCGCGGTTTTTAGCGTGGCGCCGATGTTGGTGAATTTCTTGCTGATCTCGGTACAGCCGGCGAAAACGAAGGCACTGAGAATGACCTTGACGATCTTCCTTGGGAGAAACTCAAGCCCTGCTTGTCGTGTGGGCATGAGAACGCTCTCGAGTTGTTTCTTGAGAGTGCCGGCATTCAACTTTATATTGATGGCACGTGCGATGGAGAGCACGGAGGCAACGGTGGATGAAACCCAGGCTACACCATAAGCTACTTTCCGAGAGAAGGTCAAAGAAGACCAATCCTCGGTAGCGGCAAGGTAAATCTGGGCGGCCAAGCTAGTTAGGTTGGCAACGACGCTAGCGGTGGCATCTCCGATATTGACGCCGGAAAAGAAGTTCTTCAGCGTATCGAGGAGTTTATCGTAGTCGTTTGAGTCGACAAGGTCTGCAGCAACGACGCTACGAAAAACATAGCGGGAGAAGGGGCCCTCATATATTGGAGTGAGGGAATTCTCAGGGTGCTGAGACATAACTTGCCGACAGAGCACAGCTTCGGAAGGGTCAACCGGTTCATCTGTCTCCATATCGGGGAGATGGCGCAGTAGTGCCACTATGTGAGTGACACAGACCGGCACAAGAGTCGGGCGATCTAGAAGGGCCGTGACATCGGAGGGCAGTGTCTCAGTGACAGCCCCAAGACGCAGGATCCAGCTCATCGCTTTAGGCGAGAGATCACGAAATGCGATGGAAGTCATAGTTCGGAAATTTGATAATTCCGAAACAGTAGGTGTAAGGACATAGCCAGTGTTGGTGCTCTTCGCTTTATTAGCGACGAGAAGCTCCGAGAGAGAGCGAAATAGCGCTTTCTTGGAGTCTGGACCGAAAGGTATCTCAAGTCCAG